AGTGTCTGCCCTATTGCGGCTAAAGCTGTATCACTCTCTGACTTGTTGGTAGTTATCAACGTATTCATAGTTGTGTCTTTATCTTGCAAACTAACTATACTCTGGTTAACCCCAGTTTCCATATTACGCACATACACGTCCAAGTCACTTAATGCCTGGCTAAGTGTTACAGTGCCGTCAGCTATAGCGGTTGTAACTGCCTGGTCTAGCCACGTAGGTATATTACCACTCATATTACCTGAGTACATACCGCCTGAGTTAATTACGTAGGTGTTACTAGTAGCCTCTACGTCTTTAACCCCATTGTCAGTAACTACCGCTACATCACTACCCTGCACATCCAATGCGTTCTTAGCTACAACTGTTGTAGTGTCTTGTAGTACCTCAGCTTCAATTGCCATACTACTATACCCCGGTAGGTGCTACAAGTATCTTACTAATTAGTACATTTATACTTTCTGTACCATCAGTAAAGGTTATTGTCATACTTCCTTGGTACCCTGCTTTCAAGTAGTACCCATCTTCAGCAGCCCCTCTTAGTACGCTTAGTGTAGCTGTATCTGTATTAGCTATTGTACCTTTTAGTATACCGTTGAGGGCATCTACTACAACCATACTTACCGTAGTAACTAATGCTTGTGTCTTTATGTCAATCAACCTGAATGTTGCTGTACCCATGTTAGTTAGGTCTTGGGCAAGGAAACTACTCTTATCCTTCACCCTTACACTGAACTCAAATGTCTCACCTTTAGGTATTACGAAATCTGCCATTTACTTATCCTTTATGCTGTAACAGCTACAGGGTTTGTGTCGTATCTAGCATGTGCTGTGCTGTCTACTGCCATTGCTTTAACCACTGCCGTACTATCCACGTCTAAGTCTGTTAACATACTTGTATGTAACGTAACCGACCACGTGCCGTTAGTAGCAATTACAGTAGTAGCCTCTGTAGACACCTTACTAATACCAGCAACACCAGTCTCAACTGTAACAGTTACAGAGTTACCAACAGGTATGTTTGAGATAGTACCACTAACCACATAACCATCCCCTATCTTAGATATAGTGGTTGGGCTTGTTAGTATAACTATTGATCCATACACTGTATTAATAGGTACTGTAGCCACACCTGAAGTATTTAGGTAATCTATAGCCGTACGCCATTTAGTTACATCACTAGCTGTCAACGCTCCAGGGTCAGCAGCACTAAGTAACAGCCCTATCATATTAGCCGAACTGTTAGCTGCATGTTGTACCTTATTATCATCGAATGCCTTCTCTTGTCTAATTGCAACTTGTTCCTGTCTCTTGGTCAATCCAGGTGTAGCAGGTGCTAAGTCAGTAATTGTATTAATCTTATTAGTAGCCCCATCCACTGTCCATGTAATTGTACCATTCTCTCTATAGCTCTTAGCCAGTGTAGCATACACACTCATCTTAAGTTGCTGCATTTGTTCCCACTTAGTACCTTGGTCAGCTACTGCAGTAGAAGGAAGCTTAACTGTATCTGTAGTAGCAGGTAGGTTACCTAGTACAACCCCTAGGTCTTTCTCCATACTAGCTTGCTCAGCCCAACCTTTAATAACCATCTCATCTTTCTGTGCACCTAGTAATGTCCCTTGTATTACTGCATTAGCTGTATCCTGTGCAAGTTTATCTCTTTGTTCCTGCTTAAGTAGTGTGTCTTCACGCATAGCAGTAAGTTGGTATACACCATCTCTATTTTCTTTAGCTATCTGTATAGCACTGCCCATTGCATTGCTGGTAACACCTGCTACCATCTGGGTAAGCATCCCACTAAGTATGTTAGCTTTATCCACGTCAGTCATATTACTATTAATGAAGAACGCTTCCATAGTCTCTTTAGCATGTATATACACACTATCTTTATCCATTGATGCAATCATTAACTCTCTGTACGGTACTAGTACATTTATGTCATTAACTACTTCTTTTGTATATACTTGCGTTGAAGCCATATTATTCCTTTACAGTAATCTAATTACAACCCACCTAAATGGGCTGTATTAAACTAATCTTTGTCTTCTACTTTTAAGTCATCTTCATAACTAATTGAGTAGCGATTTCTCATTGATGTAGTCATACTTCCATCTAAGCCTCTAACTGCCAGTGGGATAAGTATCTCTTTCATCACATTGATAAACCCTTGTTGAACCTCTACAGGAACATTCAGTGGAATACGTTGCGTACCTAACTCAAAATGATCATTACCACAAGTAACTGGTACTGTACTAGTAAAGTTGTTCTCACGTTGGTCATTATCAGTGATAACGACTATGTGCGTCTTTCTAGCCTCTTTCTCTGCTTCTACCGCTAGTTCTCCCATAGTTTTAGCTATAGTCTTCTTAGCCTTATCTGCTTGAGACATCTCTTCGTCTTCTACTACTTCCTCAATTATTTCAGGAGTACCTGACTCTAAGCTCTTATAGTGAGCTTCAACCTTTTCAGATAGCTTAGCTTCTCCGATGTTTGGGCTATATTTAACCCCAAGCTCATCCGCTTCTATCTTCAATTCGTCTATTTTTGCCATTTGTATAATTCCTTACGGTTGTTTATTTATTGAGCAAACTCAATTACGATATTCTATCTAAGGTTTACTTAAGGGGAGGTTAATTTGGGGAATAGCTAACCTAGCCGAAGCTAGGCGCAGGGTTATTATTTGCTTACAGCAATGTCTAAACGAAGTAGCTTTTCAGGCTCAAGGATTAAACCAGCATAAAACATGTTGTAAGAGAAGAATCCCTTAGTAGCATATGGGTTAGTTAAATCAACATCGTTAGGTGACTTAGCATTAAACTTGATACGACCCATACCTTTAAGACCGATAGTTGCAAATGCGCCTTCAGTTGGGAACAGGATTGAGTGAACATCAAAGCTTGTACCATTATTAGCAAGCGTACCAGCATAATTAAGTGGGAGTGCAGCACCTTTACCATAGTTAGTTAATGCAGCTTCTGATTCAATGAATCTAACTTCATGCATTGCACCAACTTCACCCTGTGCAGCAGTAGCAGCATCACCATACTTGTGGAATGGAACATATACGAACTCACGCTCATAACCAGTACCACGAGTTAAGTTTTCTAAGTCAGACTTAGTATCAGCATCGATAATTGCATAGTACGCTTTAGCGATAGGGCTAGAACCAATCTTAGTTGAACCAGTTACGATAGAAGTATTCTTCTTAGCTCTATTACGAACTAGTCTACGAACAGCTTTACGAATTAAGTCATAGCTAATTTTATAAGCGCCATCAGTTGTACCATCAACAGCAACACCTGTACCGATTGTAGCCATTGATGTAGCAACACCTGAATACATCTTAGTAGTTGTAGCAAGCATATCTAACTGTACTAAATCTTCAAATCTACTATTAGCTAATTCACCTAGTTCTTCACGGTAACGTACTTGCATAGTGTCTTCAGAGAACAACTCTACTTCATCAGTATATGTAAGCATCTCACCATAACGAGCTAGTGTTGCTTCAACAGTAACTTTTTGTAGTGTACGTTCATTAGTCGCACCAGCACCTTCAACAAGTGAAGCACCTGTTCCATCAGTTGCAGCAAGTAATGCTTGTACAGCAGTTAAATCTCTACCACTAAGGTAACCTTTTGAACTGAATGCAGCATCATTAAGTGAACGATCATACATATGCATGAACTTACTAATCTTATATGTCTTACCTAGTTTCTTAGGCATAGCTTTACGCTTAGACCACTGTGAGTAAATATTTACTCTATTTGCTGCTTTGATACCAGCCTTGTCATAAAAATGTGTTACTGTGTTAGCACCTTGTGAGCTATTTAAGCCCGTGCCGTATACTTGAGTTGCCATTAAATTTTCCTTTTATAGCATTACGACAGCACTGTTACATGCCGTCTTGAAGTTTCTTATACCAGTCATCAAACGCTTCATCAGTGTCATCTAGGTAGTCAGTTACTTTAGGTGTGCTCACTCTCTTACGAGGGATTGTTGCAGCCTTACGCTTAGGTGCAGCTTCTCTAACTTGAGTTCGTTGTTGCTGTTTAGCTTGAACTTGCTCAACTTCTTGCTGTGCTCTTAGCGCCTCTTGTTCTTGTAGTTCCGCAGCACGTGAATTCATGTGGTATTGCTTACCAGCCTCAATGTAGTAATCAATGTCTGATCTACGACCACCATCCAATACTTTCATTTTCGTAGCCATCGGACTAACTTTATCGAACGTACCATTCACCACATCTACATGTAGTTCCTTAATCAACTCAGGGTTCTGAGCAAATACATCTCGACTAGCATTATCCCATTGGTCAGCTACCACATGTTGAGTAATAGGGAATTCTTTGTCAGCAGCAATTTGATCAATTACCTCCTGAACCTTCAATTCGCTCTCTTCACGCCCATAACTAGTTGGCACGTAGTCACTTTCTTTCTCTAAGTCTAAGTCGAGTACGTCAACGTCTGCTCGCTTAACTAGTGAAGTAATAGCTTCCTTGTTACCTTTAAGAGCATCTATCATCAGATTCATATCATCCTCTGTTAGCTTCTCTTCTTCCAAAGCACTTATCATTTTACGATAAGGAGCAATAGCTTGCATTTTCTTAGTATAGTCCATTGACTGTCCGAACACTTTACCGAATTGGCTTAATACCTCATCTTCAGTGAACTCGAATTCTTGTCCATTTGCCCTATACTGGTACTTCTTAGGCTCAGCTTTCTGCTCTTCTACTTCAGGTTCTGCTACTTCGTCTTCCTCATCCTCCGAGTTATCTTCAACTTCTTCAGTCTCAGGCTCTTCCTCTTCATCAGGCGTTTCACTGTCATGACCTTCTTCAGGGTCTGCGGATTCCTCTTCAGGTTGTTCCACTTCCTCCTCAACCACTTCTGGCTCAGGTTCATTTTCCTCTTCGTACTCAGTCTCAGGGGAGTCTATCTCTGCTCTCTCTTCAGCCATAGCAGCACCTAACTCAGCGTCTGACATGTCGAACAATTCTTCTTCAGTATATGCCATCTACTACCCCTCTAA